AAGAATTAGGTATCTTAATATATTCTAAACGAAGTCTGACCTAATGTCTCTGGTTTTGCAAGGTTAAATTGCTGTAAACAAAGATAACCAAATGCATCAAAAGCATGGTCAACTCCTAGATTTTTATTAGGAAGTCCAGTATTTGGTGCATATGTAAGAGTTCTTAGTGCTTTTATCAATTCTTTACAACGAGGATGTATAAAAGTTCTTTGATCACCATTTGCATCTAACAAAGCAGTATTAACGGCAGTTATCTTATCTCTTATTTTCCACGGACTTTTAGGGCTTAAAACAGTAAAACCAGATCTTCTTAGGATCGTATGATCTGTAACTCCCACCCCACTTGTCTTTCTTGCACTACCAGTAGGATCAGGACAAGCAATAATTCTTCGATCTACCCCATATCTTCTAGTAACTTCTTCTGCAAAATCCCATGTGGTAGCACCACCTGTTAGCATGATCTCATCAAACACATATAGGTTATTGTCATGCTTATATGCACAAATTCCTGCCATAGGGTCAACGTTAAAGTCCAATCCCAACAACAAGGGCATCATATGTAAATCCTGCACTTCCTTATCAATATTGTCATCACTAAAACTGACAGCAACCAAACCAGTAAGATTTTCAAAACTTGCCTCAAATTCCTGTCTGAATGTCCTTGCATCTAATTGTGACCTAGCTGCTTCTACTTCCTCTGGTGCAACATTACCCCCTTCAATCGTAGTAAAACTCCATCTAGCCCAATCATCCCACTCCTGTTCACCACAAAAACACCACATATCATAAAACCAACTGGCAGTGCCGTCAGGAGTGCTAATAAATAATGCCCACCCCTGTTTATCAGCTAATGCAGGTCTAATTACCTCTGCCCATACATCTCGATCCATAAATGCAGCTTCATCCAATACAACCCCTGCTAAACTTCTTCCTCTTAATGCCATAGCATTTTCAGTACCCTTCAACTCAATACTTGATCCATTTATCAAATCTAACCTTAAATCTGTCTCATTCTTAGCTTTTATCCATACTTTAGGCACTAACCTTTTCAATTCCTTCCACGCAATATCCTTTGCCATCCGATATGTAGGAGCACAATAGAAATAAACCTCCCCAGGTCGATTGATAGCTCCTCTGAGCAGTTCAATACAGGATAAATATGATTTACCAAACCTTCTTCCAGCAACCAGTACCCTAAACCTTTTATCACTATTAAATACCTCACCTTGAGCATACCTCAAACTTATTTCTTCCTGTTTTGTAGCTGTCATACACTAAAAAATAACAGAAAATTCAACTATTACCCCCTATTTATAGCCTATTTCCACTTTTTTAGGTTATTATTCGATTATTAACCTCCCATACAGTAAGTCCGTGGCTTCCTCTATCTTTGATCCAGAAATTATTGCTAAAAGAAAAGCTAATATGGTCCCTCGTGGTACTGCTCAACAAGTTCAACAACGTGCTCAACGCTTATACTCCCGTCAGTTAGAAGGTAAAACTACTCGTTCTCTAGTCTTAGAACATGCAAAAATTGAAGGTATCTCAGAAGTAACTGCTTGGACTGATTGGAGAAAAGTTAAAGAATGGAATAAAGAAGATTGGGAAAAAGATAGAGAAAATCTTCTACCTAGACTCCAAGCAATGCGTATTCGTCTTTTCAATAAAGCTGTTAAAAAAGGTCAGTTTCAAACCGCTGCTCAAATTCTTGATTCCCTCGGCAAAGTAATAGGTGAATCTATAGAAACTGTTCATATCCAAGCTCCAGAACTTTCTATAAAAGTAGAACCAAAAAATTAACCAATATATATTTAGGTTCCCCGTGTAATATATCAGCTCAAAAATATCTGCAACCCCACCCCACCATTACATAACATTGTGTGTCTAGAGTTTCAATACTTATAGCTCTACAGTCATCGCTGAAGTTTTTATTGATAAACATTATGCAACCTCTGAACATATTGGAGTTAATGTAACAGCATCTACACGTCTTACAGAATAAGCATAACTACCATACTCTAAACTTTTCTTTGTAGCTTTATTTCTAGCTCTTTTGATAGTTGAATAATAACCTATTGTTGTTTGTGGCTGTCTAGAAATACCACCATTGAAATAAACTTCGTATTTAACATTTGTTGGAGTAGTCATAGTTTGGAAGGTTTAATAACTTAATTTAATAATACCATAAATAATATCAATATAATATTATGTTAACAAATCAAAACAATTAATATTAATCTAATATCTAGCTAGACAATAGACATACAATATGCTTATAATAGATTATATCCTTTATTATTAACTAAAATCTATTATCTAAACATCACTAATATTTTTTTCTATATTTTTGATATTTACATTTTATATTTTACAAATCAATAAAGGATATATAAAAAAAAATTATTTCTTTAAACCTTCCATGAAAAAGAAAACAAAAACAAAAACTAGTGACATGGGGACATGGTCCCGTAAAATGTTTGGATACACCAAAGATGGATATTTACACTTTGGTGGTAAGAAAACAAAGTTATCAAATAATGATGACTATATAGAAGATGAGGATTAAAAAGATGATTAAAAATTTATTTTTATTTGTTTCTCTGTTTGGTATCGGTTACTTATCGATGACTAACGGGTTAAACAAATCAACACTTAACCAGTGTACAAACAATAATAGCAATAAAGCATGCTATCAATTATTAGAATCAGGTTCTAATTATCAAAAAAAAATAGCTTTTATAACTTTAAAAAATAGAGGTTTATGATTATGGAAATATTAATTTTATTTGGTGGCTTTTATGCCTTATATGTTGTAGGTAATGCAATAGCAACAACACTTGATTATAACGAAGTAAACAAAAGGAGATTTAAAAAATGAATAGATTATTAAGTTGTAAAGAGTACAACAAACTAATAGATATTATTTATGATTCATCAGATTATAAATTTGCAAGTGATGAAGAAAAATTAATTGTAGATTCAGCACTTGAAAAAATTTATAATTTTAAAGAAGAATATTTAATCAATAAAGAATTAGTAAATTATCCAACAATAACTAACTCTTAATTGAGTTAGTTTTTTATTTTTTTAATTATCATGCCTTTAAAAATTAAACAAGATCTAACCGACTTTGAAAAAAGCTTTTATATATCCTTTAGAAAAAAACTTCTAGAGAATAAACAACAATATCAAAAAGATATAAAACGTGGTGAAACTCAATATAAAAAGAGTTTAACCGCAACTAATAAGAATTTAAAATTATTAGATGACACTTTTTTATTTGATAAATTTAAAAAGGAAATTAAACAATGAAAACAATTAAAGACTTAAAAAATTATGTAAAGTATCACACTAGAATAGTTGTTAAAGACTTAGTTGATATTAATTATGCTAGTGGTAGTGAATTAATGTTGATTAATGATATGAAAATTAAAAAAAATAAACTAAGTAAAAGAATTTATAAAGAGTATAGAACTTTATTAAATAATGAAAATTTACCTTTAATTAGTGGTAATTATGGAGCTAGTGGACGTTTAAAGATAAGCGAAAATAAAATTAATTATGTTAGTGGTCAGGATGCAAGATTAGAACTTCATTATTGTCTAGAAGATTATTTAAGAAAACATACAATAAGTTTATTAGAGAAAAATTTTTTTAAAGTTAGTAAATAATAGTTTCTTAGAGCTATCTATTGTAGATAGTTTTAAAAAACTATTTTTTATAAGTAGTTTTATTAGTTCCCTAAGTCATAAGATGACTAATTGAGAGTGAATTGTCTTCTTAAGAAGTGTGTAATTCATACGGGGAACTTCTTTTTAAACCTTCCAAACATAGGAGTATTTTATTATGCCTGAAATAGTATTTTTAAATGCAAGTACTGGTAAATCTAAAAAATTAGATTTAAAAACAGTAACTAAAAAAGACGCATTAAAGGCGTTTAAAGAAGTTATGACTAAAAAAGAAACTAAAAAAGGAGATAATTAAAATGCATACTTTAACCGTTAAAGGCGTTTATTCTGATTTTAAGAATAAAAAAGAGATATTAGATTATTACAATTCTAATAAAGACTTTTATAATCTTAATCCTTTTGTTAGTGGTGCTTATGTCAATAAAGAAGGTGCTATTAAGCATAAAGTAAGTTTTTTAAATGTTAGATATAAAAACTTACAAAAGGTAGCAGTTATAAACGTTAGTAAGGGGAACTTTCAATAATGCTTGAATATAATCCAATACCGACTAACAAAAGTCAATTTAAAGAAGGGACTCAAATCCCCACTAAAAAAAGGATAAGAAATAAAAAATATAAAAACATATTTAATGAAATTAAAAAACTCAAAAAGTAGATACTTACTAAAAAGGATATTTAAATATATCCTTTTTTGAAAGTCTCTAAACTTTCAATTTAAATTTTTTCTAACCTTCCAAACTATGAAAATTTCAAAAGATCTCGAAAAATTATTCGATGATTATGAAGGCAATTTATTAAACTACTTTGCTGGTTTATCTCCTAAAGAATCAAAAACTTTTAACAAGTTAATAAAAGATAGTAAGGAGAATAATAAAAAATGATTTTAAAAATATCAAAAGGTAATAAAAAATTGCCAAAAACTACGGGCATTATAAGTTTGCCCGCCGGGTTGACGTGTCCAGGCAGTTCGCTTTGTAAGGCATGGACTGTTATGAATGAAAAAACAAATAAAAGAGAATTAAAGCGAGGTAATGAAAGTTTATTTACTTGTTTTGCTGCTAGTGAAGAGTTACGTTATCCCAACGTGTATAACTCTAGACGTTATAATTATAATTTAATTAATAGTTATGTAGTTAAAAGGGACGTTGACGGGTTAAGCAATTTAATAAACGATAGTTTATTAGCTAATAAAAAGAATATAGATAAGTTTAGAATTCATGAATCTGGAGATTTCTACCATCCTTTATATTTAAAGGCGTGGTTAAATGTAGCTAAGTTTAATAAAGATATAAAATTTTATTGTTATAGCAAAAGTTTAAAATATTTTTTAGAAGTTTTATTACCTAATAATTTTTATTTAACTGCTAGTTATGGCGGGAAATATGATTACTTGATTAATGAAGGTTATTTTACTCGATACAGTAAGGTAGTTTTTTCAATTGAAGAGGCAAAAAAATTAGGGTTAGAGATAGATACTGATGATAGTTGTTGTTTTAAAAATAAACCTTTTGCACTTTTATTGCATGGGTTACAAGAAAAGAATACAGCAAGTGCGGAAGCTTTAAAACTTATTAAACGTAATAAAAAACTAGTAGAGGTTTAATATATGACTAAAAAAATTGAGTATAGGGATGACTGTTTTGAAACTATTCGAGAATGTATTAAAGGCAAAATGTCATTAAAGGCGACTATAGATGAATGCATTAAAACTTATCCTGATGTACATCCTCAAACTTTTAGAAAATGGTATAAAAAAATTAAAAAAGAAAAAGATATTGAAGAATGGGAGAATGCAAATTTTATGGATTTGCAAAATAGAAAACAAGAAAAGATCGCTTTTAAAGAGCGATTATACCAAGATGCAAAACAAGACTATGAAAAGCATTATGACTTACAAGAGGACATGAAAGTGATTATGGCTTTAAGAAGTGAATGCTTATCACATTTAAAAAACATTATTTAAAACAATTATGGCTAAATTAGCTAGCTAAAACAAAAATGAAAAAACAATTTGATTTTAATAAAAGTGTTACTTCGCAATTATCTGATGAAGCAATACATCAAATTTTAAATACAATTGCATCAGAAATTGATGGGATTGATAATTTAGAACTTTTTATAGAATTTATTCCAGGAGAAATTTAATGATTGATAACCCACTAGAAAACCAAACTTTAGAGACTCTTGATAGTCTTTATATCAATGAAAAGTTTGAAGAGCATTGTTCTGATAGAGCTAGAGAACTAGCTAAAGATAATAATTTAAATCCAGATTATTATGATCCTTTTATTGAGTTTTATACTGAACAGTGTAGAGAATCAGATAGAGGATATTTTTTCAATGAGGATAAATATCTTATCGATCTTTGGTGGGATCATAATAAAGATTTATATGAAACTAAAACACCTTATATAGAAAAATTATGAATTGGACTGGAAAATGGACTTCACAATGTTGGAATAAAGCATATCAAGAATATTGTCTTGAAAGTGGTTTATCAATTGAGCAAGTAAGTGATTTTATTAAAGTGAATCCTTATGTTGCTTTAACTATTGAAAATAAAGCTAAAGAATATTTAAAGCTAAAATATTGGACTTTTAAATAAAGGAAAATACTGAAAAATTAATTTTTTTCAGATTCTAATTTTTCTAATAACAAATCAATTGCCTCTCTAATTAGGAAACCTATAG